TCATCTTCATTATCGCACGGCGCAGACCTAAATTCTTATGGTGGACTTGGGGGGATTCGCACCCCCGTCCAAGACACTTTTCAAAAAATCAGTTTACTACCATTCATTCTGTTGTTGGTAATACAGTTTCTACTATTTCCATAGTATTCATTACAGGAATAGTTTGTTGAATACCTAATGTTAACAAAATATCGCTTTCTGGATTAATGAAAACCTCATCAGCAGAAAGTTCAGTTATTTTTTCAGAAACAAATGCAATCAATTCTTGTCCTGTTAAACCATTGGGATTAGAAATGTTGGTATAATTCGTTGTTTTGTATTCCACTTTAATTGTAGAATCTTCATTCACTTTGATAAATTGAAAGTTGTTCATTTTTTTATTGTTGATAATTTGTTATTGATAATTTTCTAATATAGCACTAATATATGGCCGATCACTCATGTACGGTCCTGATGCGGCCCAAGATGTCCATAGGTCTACATTATTGGTGTTTACAGTTAACTGAGATCCTCCACCATTATACCACCACTGGTCTGCAGTCATAGTGTTTGTGCCAGCGTACTGGCCACTCGCATATGTGTGAAGAGGTGTTGGTAATGGATTAGGGCCATTTCCACCACGTTCAGCAACAAGTACGTGGATTTTGCCAGCACCAACACTTCTCGCATATCCATTACTAGCATCAAAATTAATATATCCTTCTCCATTCTGAAATCTCCATTTACCAGGAATCAAATATGAGTGATTCCACATACCAGAATTTGCTGGGTTGCGTGAAGAAGTTATTGAATTACTTGTTACTGTATTAATCTGTCCTTGATAAGTTTGTGTTATAGCCTGTAAACCAAATCCATTACCAACAACTGTTGGTTGGTCACCATCACCAACATATTGGAAAGGACCATATTGTTGTAATAAACTACCAGGTGATGCACTAGCTGACATTGTTGGATAATTACCAATATTGCCAACTGAAATACTAATCATAGTGAAAAACGAACTGGTTATCGGTAAACCACTGTTTGCATATGACCACGTGTTGGTTTTGCTACTACCGTACCTACCGTTAGGACTGTTTCTCTGCCAAAAATCACCAGGATAAGAATTATTATAGGGTGCATGATCGTCACCATATCTAACCAAGTTTGCACGATTGTCCCAGAAATAGTTAGCCAAAGCAACAGCACTAGGTTCAGCAGATGCACCATAGAAATTACTAATTGATATCGCACCGCTTGAAGGAATAGCAACAGCTGAACCGCTTGGATAACCTACAGTACCAGGATTTACTAGTCCGTTGCCAGCATAGTATTCATTCAAACCAATCTCGCCCGACCCACCAAATTCAGTTTGAATTTCACTCAAAGATAATGAACCTTGATTGAATAATTTAATAGTCATTTTGTTATATTTTTAAATGTGATGTACTATTTAGTCAAATCAATCCCATAGGGCTTGGTAATACTTTCCAAATAATCTAAAACCATTTTTGTTTCGTTCTTCGTGTGCTCTGTATGCATCCCAATCGCATTTTCGATCACCTAACTCCACCATTCGTTTACACTTTTGGCCATTATATTCATTATCGGAGTCTTGCCATTCAATTTTACTTGTACCAGTCCAATACTTCTCAGACCAATCCTCATTATTCTTGCATTCGAATGCTTGAATCATTTCTTCAAGTACCCAATCCCAACGTTTGAAATGATTGTCATCGATATCATAATCGTTTTCTTTTGGTGGTGCTTCGGTGCTGCGTAAACCAAGTCCTTCTGGTACATCTTCATCATCAACACAAGGAGCACCGTGTTTCGTTTTGTGTAACTGTTTCAGCATTGGCAAAATAATCAACGCAAGAGTATGATCCATTGACCATGTATCGTACTTATCAATGCGAATTTTCACTTTGCGTTTTTTGTGACTTTCTACCCAAACGCAAACCTTTTGTAACCACGTATCTTTGCCGTCTGGCCCAGCCATCCACCCACCGATTTCAAAGCGTTTGTCTTTTGATAACCAGAAAAATAGTTTATCTGCTATCTGATAAGGACCAATCCAGTCTCTATAAGGACCAATATAAATTTTCATCTTTTATCCCAATAATTTTGTATGTATGTATTTAAGCCGTTAATATAATTCGATTTGTCTCTAATAAAAATTTGTGGTACTTCTTCTTCGGTTGCAATAGCTACCACAATCTTATTTATAGTTTTACCTGTAATTTCTTCAAACATTAAAGCATATGCGGTACATTGCATAAAGTAATTTTGAATCTTGTCTTCACTCTTTTCACGTGTAGAAGATTTGAAATCAATTACAGCTAATTCATTATCCCATTCAGCAATTAAGTCCACACGACCTGCCATTCTTAATTGGTGACTATATAACGCCTGTTCAAGGCAATATATATTATCAACAAATTCATCCAACTTTGGACGTAATTGTTTGAACATCATTTTATCCAGTGGCATCATTGATGCTACTTTTTTAGGTGACAATTCACCCAATAAATAAGTTTCACATAAACTGTGCAATTTAGTACCACGATTTGACGCACGTGTAGCAATTTTATTTGCTTCTTCAGCACCAACTCTTTGTCGCCATTCCATAATGGCCTTCTTATTATAGTCAGCCAAAACAGTAGTCACTGATGGGTACATTTCACCACTCGGTGTGTTATATCTCCTGCCATCTTCAGTTGTAACAGCCTTTAAGTCAAAATCTAACTCAGGTAATTTTATAAATTTAAATGGCATCAGGCTTTTATTTTCTTTGTAATTTTATCAACGTGCTTCTTAACAATTTGTTCTGTCTGTACTTGCTTAATGGATTTTTTACCATATCTATCACCAACAGTGCTAGTTGGATGCGCTTCTGCAACCTTAGATAAAACTTCTTTGAATCCATCAGGGGTTTTTTGATCTAATGTTCCACCAGAATGTGATACGATTGCCGGAGCAGTCATAACAGTTTGAAGATGTTTATTATCATTCAAATAATCTTCACGAGCTGCAATGCTCATAAAAGAATCAAATTGTTCACCAGTTTCGGTGTTTAAAAAGCTATACGTTGGCAAAATTAAAATTCCAAATCTTTTTTATATGTTGCAAAAATTTATCTTTGGACATCCGATGTTTCATGTAATTACATTTAGAACAACAAGCTCTAACATTGTAAATCAGATATCCATTATCACTATCAATTCTGTCCAATCCATTGATTGGAACTTTTGTACCAGCCGATTCATGTAGTTTACCCTCACGAAACACTGGTTCAGAACCACAGATGTGGCAATTTTGTTGAACAATCTCAGTCCATTCCTCTAGGGACAATTGCCATTCTATGTTTCTATGATTAGGATTAGCATCACACTTTTGAGCGGTGTAAATCCTTTTCAAGTAAGACTTTTTAGGGTCTAATGTTTTACTATAAACCTTTTTCTTTTTAGGTTCTACAATACGTTGTTCTTGTTGCAAATCCATATAACCCCTATAAAAACTATACGTTACGTATATATTTATAAAAATTAAAGATTGTACCACTCCGGAATATTTCGTTTTTTCCAAGACGCTAAATGAGCCTTGTTCTTTATATAGTAATTTTTGTAGGATGCCAAAGAACTGCCAACAATTTTCACTTCGTCAGGCATCGCAGGTGTCGGTTCGGTAAAACCTACGCCTTTGGGAATGCCATTTGGCGGTGTGTTCAAAACTTCAACTAGTTTCTCGCAAGCATGTAATTTACCATATCTGTGTGTATATTCTCTCAATACTGCTAAGAATAACTGGTACAGCCATTCATAATTTTCATACGACTGTCTCAACCAAATAGCAGAGGGATGGTTAACATGAGTAGTGGAATACATAACACTATCACGGGAATCAGGGAGAACGTAGTGCTGTTGTTTGCGACCAGACTTAGATAAACGAGTAATAAGATTGCCGTCCAATACACGGTGTGCTGTAGATAAGAGCTGAGCATATTCAAGGATCATTTTGACCACGTGTTTATCATTGTGCATTTGAGCACAAGTAGTTGGGTCATTATCAAGATAAAAAATATTCATATAGAGCTAACACAATAGCGTAAATAACTAAACCATTGATAAAAACCACGGTACATACAAATACCGTGGAATTAATATCGTTACGCAAGTCTTCTATAAAATCAAGCAGTCTGTTCGACAGTTTCATTTACTTGCACTTCCTCTGCAACAGGATCAACCATTGCTGGCATTGGTGTAGCACCAGTCTGAGCAGCCAATTTGGCAGCAGAAGGTTTCTTAACCTTTTGACCAGGAACCCATGTTGATTGAGAAATGCCAATTGTATCGAGGTACTTTTGGACTTCTTTCACGTTGACCAATTGATAGGCTACAACTTGGCGGCCATCTTTAATTGCACGAACGGTACCGTTGGCAATTGTTTTAATGTGCCAAATGTATGTTGACAATCGGTACACATAAATTTCTGCACCAAGTTTTTGGTCAATTTCATCTTTGGTCACAGGTTCGCCTGAGACCATCAATGTCAAAAGTTTTTCGAAAGGTTTTAGTTTTACAGTTTTGGACATAATATATTCCTTAGTTTCAATAGTTCAATTATACACTTTGAGGCGAATTTGTCAAGCGGCATCGCCATGTTTGCCGTTAGATTGTTGCCTTTGAGCAACAAAAATCTTTAAAGTCTTGCCAAGTACCAGAGAAAATCACTTCACCTGGATTTTTAACTACCACTTTATTTTCGTAAACGTGGTACTCATATTCTTGGCAGCAATCGGTATCGGTAACAGCATGAATGTAGAATCCACCAACGGTATGTTTAAAATTGGCAATCAATTGAGCTGCAAGGCAACCCATACCATTAAATTGTTTTGTTTCACTTTGAGAGAAACCATTAACAATTTCACCAGAGCATAAAAAATCAGCCAGCTCTTGGCCATGACCTTCCAGATAACCATCAAATTGACGGTACATATTAATGATTGGTTTATCACCATCATAAACAAAAGTCAAACTACGTGTTCCCATTTTAATATTCCTCAATAGGGTTTGTTTCAATCATAATGTGACCAAACTGAATCACACCATCCCAACCTTTTTTACCACGGCCACCACCGGTGACAAATGGTGAATCAAAATCTTCAATACAACCAAGTTCCAGCAGATTATCATAATTATTTGCTTTGATATCACTAACCAAAATACAACCAATTAATCCAGCATCCACCGAATATGAATCACCATCATAATCTTGGTAAGTGCCATCGCCATAAGCGGTGCCATATGTTGCAAACTTGCGACCATCACTTAGTTGGAACTCACCATCTATACATTTATTGCCATCGATAGTGATGCCACAAAATTCTTCCCATTCTTCATCGGTCATTACATAACATAAATCACCAACATAATATTTACCAGCAGGCATTGTCATTTCAATATTCCTTAATAAGTGTAAGCTGAAAAGTGTGTGGCATCTTCCTTTAAGCAGGTAGATTGTCTGTTTGCCGCAGATCGATAACGTGCTGACGGCGTACTAGCTCGGGGACCACGATATCTAACCTTGAAAAATTTATTTTGACTAGACATTTCACTTCTAAAAAGGTCTAAAAATTGAATTGGTACTCTATGATAAAGAGCAGTTTTACCACCAATATTAAATACATCAAACATCTTGTTTTCTCCAAATTGAATAATCATTAAGCAGCTTTCAACATAATAACTGGATACTTTACAAAACCGGATGTATCTTTTTTGGCTTTACCTTTAGCATACAAACCAATTACAGAATTTTGCGGATCCAAAAAACGCAAATCAGAATCATCGCCATTAAAAACGGAACGGAACTTATAAGTTTCTGGCATTGGCGAACCTTTTTTAATACCAAAAACAACAGCAACATTATAACCTTGTGTCATAGCTGATAATACATCATTATCATTACCATCAGCGGCAGAAAATGTTAGGTGATAATTAGGAATATTTTTAACTTTACGACCAAGTATTTTGGTATAATCATAAAATTGGATACGTTCAAACGCTTCAAAAATATTACGATATAATTTGCCATTACGGACAACTTCATACTTTTCCCAAGCAAGGTCGCTAGTACCATTTAATCGAATAACTGGAACTAAATTTTTATTGGCACTTTGCTTAATAGCCAATTCAATATCTTTAACCAACCAATTCATAAAATACATGCGCTCTTCGAAAAACATTTGTGTTTTGCGGATACGTGCTTTTTGAATAACGTTGGTAGTTTCGCCTTTTTTAAACATACCGCCACGGCCAGCTGTATTCAAACAAGCAGCTGTACAACCAGCGGTACGCTTAGCACATGTTTCATAACCTGACAAATCAGCTGGAGCCAAATGCAAAATATAGGTATTATAACCTTCAGCCAATCCTTTAAGGATTTTGGGGTTACCAGTAGAAAGCAGTTTCATAACAATGTGTCCTTTATCAACTCAACAGAATCCATTATACAGGTTTCGGTACAATTGTCAAGCGTTTTTCGCCTGTGTTGCATAAAAACAACATTAATACTTAAGTATTAATATCACCAGGAGTACTATTCCCATGATTCCGAACGTCATGGAACGACCCACCAGAGCGCCTAGGAACGCACCCAAGGCGAATATTGAAACGGATGATAGATATATCTCCATATTATCTCCGCATGTTGGCTTGGTCTTTTGCTTCTTGATCCGAGAAAATCGGAACCGCATTAGATTTGTGCAAAGTACCAATACCTTTCATAGCTGAGCCAGTATATACTTTGCCAATGATAGGTTTTGTTGCCATACCCTCACCAGTACTTAGACTAGGATAACGTACAGTTTCCCTGCCAGCTGGCGGTTTTAATTCAGGTAGTACATAAGTATTCATTTTCGTTTTGAGTACTTTTTTATTACCTGATGGTGGCGGCATAGAATTAACATTATCTAACCATGCCTGATATTCAGCCAGTTTTTTGGCTGTTGGTTTTTTACGTTTTGAACGATTGTGTACGAATAACATCATAATGCTATTATAACACTACCGATTTTATTATGCAAGCCCTATGTTGTTTTTATGCAACAACTTCTTCATTGTTAAATTTAAAACACACTATAATTTCTTCCATAACGCACATGCCGATTTCTTGAGCAACTCTGTATTCATTCAGCTCTTCGCTTTCGTGACAACGTTTTAATGCTTCAAGAGCTCCACGTTCAATACACATTTGCATAACGGCATATTCATCAATCTTCACGTTCAAATCCTTCTTCTGTAAAGAAGGTTTCTATTTTCTTTTGATT